CTGATTGATAGAGGTGATGCTAATTCTCCTGATAGTATTGATGATCAGGGACAACCCGTAGCCAAGGACGAATCGCAGAATGAAATTGTTGAGGTTGTCGGTCTAACTAACGTCACCAACCCCAATGATCCTAATGGTTTTAGATTGGCAGTTTCTCGCGCTAGACTCGGAACAACTGCAAGACAAGATCACCCAGACGCTTGTGTTCTTAACAAGTTAGATCAACAGACTAACGCATCGTTTATCACTGGATTTGACTTTGATATTAATGGAGAACTTGATCCTGTATCAAGTGTTCTTGTTACCGATTCTCAAATTCAGAAGATCGTTTCTGATGGTACAGATATTGTCACAATTTACTGGCAGAGCGAGACTAACTCAACTCTAAACATTGATTATGGTGAGTTCATCAGAATCTCTGGTACTAACGTCAGTGAACTGAACGGTGACTGGCCAGTACAATCCACAATCGCTGCTGGATCTAGTATTGTTGAAGTCAAACTCTCACAAACTCTTCCTGCTGCTGAATATCTCTGGTCTGATCAGGCATCAGATGCTGAAATTAGAGTTCAGAGTGCATCTGGTCTACTCGCTGATACTGCAAATGTTCGTATTGGTGTTGCAGAATTTGGTGGATTCCTTACAACTAATGACTACCTCTTACTATCTGACTGTGAAATCGTCAAGGTTGTTGAATTAACTTCTACCGACATTCAGTCACTCATCATTACTGATGGTGGTACACCAGAATCTGTAAACTTTAAGGTTGAGTCTACAACTGGTAACACATTTGGCAGTGGTGACCTGAACTTTGGTCAAGGATTCAATAAACTGGTTGTTCAAGGAACTACTGGTAATACTAACATCGCTGGCACACTTACCACCGAGAACACACTTACTATCAACGGTTCTACTATCGAGGGTCAAGAGTTCTTCACTATCACAAATGGTGGTCCTTCTTATCTGTCTGATGGAGTAACTGTTGCTGTTCCATTAAGAACTACATTCCAAATTGATACCGCAACTGGTGATTTAACCATGAACGGTGGTGATATAGATATCTTTGGAGAAGATGGAACAACCCCAAGACTAACATTTGATAACTCTTCTGGCGACTTTACCACATATGGTTCATTCTCTGCTCTTGGCACTGGAACCAGTACATTCGGTGGATCCCTATCCATTGCTGGTGATGTAACTATTGATGGTGGTGATTTAACAGTTAATTCTTCTGGAAACCAAATCTTTGGTGTAGAAGATGATGGTAGAGTAATGATTGCTGGCATCAGTAATTACTTCTCACCAACAGGTGGTCTCAAGTGGTTGGCATCTGATAGTTTTGAAATTGAGGCGGATGCAAACACGAATTATTTCTTGAATATCAGCCAAAACACTATTGTTAAACTTCCATCTAATCCTCAACTAGGAGACATGATCAGAATTATTGATGTTGGTGGTAACTTAACATACAACGTTTCTCTGGTTGTTAGAGGACAAACAGGTGTTAGAGTACAAAATTCCAGTGAAAACACTGGAACTACATTACTCACTGGAAACACTGCTGATTTAACTGGTTATGATGGTGGTGAACTGGTCGTACAAACACCTTATGCTGGATTTGCTCTTGTTTATGCAGGAACTTCTGATCCAGATGGCAACACTGCAGTTTCTCCATCGAAAGCTGGATGGTATCTAATCGAAGTATAAACTACTATGTCTTTTTACCAAGAATCTAAAAGTGCAAGAGGTGCCGCAATCGGCACCATCATGCCTTGGACGGGGGGATTGACAGATATCCCCGCTGGGTGGTTGATTTGTGATGGTCAGTTTGTCGAAGCTAAAGATTTTCCTTTGCTTGCACAAGCAATTGGAGATACTTATAACGCTGGGATAAGTGACTTTGATGGTAATGCCCCTAACAGTTTTCCAAACTATGCTGGGAGCATTAAGTTACCAAACCTCAACGAAAAGATGTTGATGGATGTTGAGACTTCTTATTTCGCAGACATCAACGCTGGTGGAACTGGACGTGCGGCAGATACAGATGCGAGAGCACTTACATTATTATCCCCTTTAATTGGATCTAACGAAGATACGGGTGTTACTACTATCTTTAATGATGTTTTTGTTGATTTGGTATTCAATATCAGTCCGAATGATGCAACTGGATATCAAGGAAGAATTAAAGGAAACACACTAATCAATGGAGAAGGGTTTAAAACAGTATATATTGGTCCCAGAAAATTAGGTAGAAATCACATTAAGAGACACAACCATGCTGGTAGTATTGAAACTATTGATAATGGTAATGTAATTCAACCTGGAGATGGTGTAGTTCCTTATGGAACCATTTATTACACTTTGTTTGCATCTGCTGTTGATAATGATGGTTCTAATGATTCGTCAACTGAAGATGAACAGAGAGGTGAAATTTACTACTTCGGTTACACTGATGATGAAGGATGGAAACAAGACTCTCCAGCACAAACAGGAAATGGTGATTCAAACCTTTCTGCTACGTATCAGGGAAATGATCTTACTTCTGATGTATATGGTGGTATTGTTGCTGGTAGACTTACTAATGCTGGTGCTACTCCCTCGTCATCAAACATCGTAGACACATATACTTTACAATGGCCTACTTCTGATATACTATCTGGATTTGGAACTGGAGTTGCAGGAACTACTGTTGCTAAATTACATTCGGAGCAACCTCCAATCAACATGAAACCTGCTCTGGTTTCATACTCTCCATTGTCCAAAAACTTTATAACAAATACCACCAACAAACCCAATGGTAAATACATTGATACCAGTGTTCCTTGGGGAATTGGTGGAAACACCGTATCAATTCCACCTGGATATAGAAATAACTACGATGAAAACCAGGCTACCGTTGGTGACACATTAATCAGTAATCCTGGAATCAATTTTACTAATAATACTTCAAGTGATCAAATTTTTGCACATACTCACGATGAATTTGATGTTACATTTGATAGTACCAGAATGAGACCGCAAAGTAATCTCACTGTAGACGTAAATTTACCAAATACTGTCAATCTTGATAATGTATCTAACAAAAATGCGTTACAAATTGATTTTAATATCCAACAACCAAGAGTAACTTCTATATACATTATCAGGGCATACTAAAATGGTTACGAGAAACAATTATACTCATAACAAAGCTCATTGGGGTGGTATCCCAGGAACTATTCAAATGCACACAGTTCCTGGTGTTGGTGTTGGTGCCGATCCTTCTACTGCTGTGTTTAAAGAACATATGCCAGCTGGATTTTTAAAGTGCGATGGTTCTGTAAAAAGTGCAAAGGATTATCTACTATTGTCTCAAATTTTGGGTGTTGGTGATGACTGTAGGTTTAAAAAACCAGAAACTCTTTTGAGAAATGCTGATCCAGAGTTAGAAGATTTAGGACAATTCCAACTTCCAGATTTGGGGTCTAAAGTAATTGTTGGTAGTAGAGGATCTGGAGAATATCTTTCTACTACACTTGAAGGAACAAATACATCTAAAGTTGGTGTTGAAGTAAATCCTTTATCAAACATCGGCAATAGAGCGACGGTAAATTATATCGGAGACATGATTATTTCCAGTGATACTTATAATTTCAATGGATCTCCGAAGTATAATCTTGACAGAAATACAAGCGCCGTTGCTTTAACAATCGACGAATTCCAAGGACATTATCACACCGCAGGTGGTGGATCTGGATTTACCGTTGTCAACAGAAATATTCAACATGACACAACTGGTGATGGTAAGGGGTTAAGAGCTAATTCAGCAAATGCTACTGCGGGAAATAGTTTAGAAGAATCATCTCTTTCTGTTCCTACTGGAGAAACAACACACGATCATACAGTTACAAGACCATATACTTATGGTCCAACAAATACACCAGGATTTCAATATACTCATGGTAACATTACCGTTCCATTAGATGATATGGAATCTTACATTGATATTGATATTGAAGATCTCGAAGTATTAGATCAAGTTGTAACGCCTTTCATTCTAGTTCATTACATTATCAAATTTTAAATTGCTATGGCAAGATATAGCATCAGTAGAACAAGTAACGGATCTTTTAATGTACCTAATGACGTAAAATGTATTACGTACATTATGGTTGGTGGGGGAGGTGGAGGTGCTTATCCTAACACAGGATTTATTGGTTCTGGATGGACATCACCACAAGCTGGCGGAACGACATACATTAGTCCTGGCGGTGTAGCTGGGTATGGTGGTGGTCCTGGATCTTTGTATTCTGGTGGATATGGTGGTAGCAGTAACTGGAGAAATGGACAGAGAGGAGGATATTCTTATGGACCTACATCAAGAGCACAATCTGGATATAGTAGTTATGGGCAAGGCGGTGCTGGACAGTGGAGATCTGGCACTCAATCGTATGGTGGAGGTGGTGGGGGTGCTTCATGCTGCGTGAGAACAAGAGGTAGTCAAGGAGCTGTTCCTGGACAACGTATTAATTATTACATTGGTTATGGTGGAACCCAGGGTGGATCTGGAAATTGTAGATATGGTATCGGTGGGGTCATGTATGCTTGTGTGTGTCAATATGATCCACCAAGTCCTTCTATTTCTGCTTCTCCCACTGCATTTAGATTAGATGGTGGTGATGGAAATCAATCGCGAACAACATTAACATGGTCAACGGCTGGTGGAGAATCTGACTCTGAAATTTTAGAATCTTTGGTTAATGGAACTGTAACTCAAAGTTATGGACAAGTTGCTAGGAATAATAGTTCTGGACTAGTGGTTTCGCCAACAGAGACTACTGATTTTAGATTGACAACTTCTAATCCTGCATATACCAGGAGTGATACGGTAACTGTTAGGGTCTACATACCACCAGTAATAACTTTTACCGTAGATAATGATACTCTTGTTGAAGGTGAAGGTACTGTATTGCGGTGGTCAGTTACTGGAGATGCCAATACGATGTACATTGAACCTGGAATAGGATTATCTCAATTAAATAGTATAGCTAATATATCTCCATCACTTACAACAACATATACTGCTACTGCTTCTGGATTAGGGGGAACTTCCTCCAAAGAATTAACAGTGACAGTTTTGCCACCACCAACATTAAGTGTAGGTGGTCCTTTGAACGTAAACTATGGCGAAAATATTTTGGTGAATATTTATGCTACAAATTCTGATGGTGGAGTTAGTTACGTTGCGACATACACAGATGTAACTGGACAAACACAAGTAAAACCTTCTGTGCTTATTCCTAATACTATTGGTGATCTTGTAGAATCTGAATATACTGTTGAGGTAGACTATGGGGACTTCGGACCAGAAAATGTAAGTCTTGCATTTTATGTAGATGGTTATGGATCTTTAGGTGTTACTGAAGTTATCAATGTTCCAGTAATCATCGATCAAACTCCCGATTATATTGAAATTCCAGAAACTGACGACACGATTAGGAACGAGGAACCTGTTGTTACTCCTGATGTTGAAGTAACTACACAACAACTTGTTATTGAGGATATTGATATTCCTGTAGAAATTAAATCAGACTATCCAATTCAGGTCGAAATTGATAATGATGACCAATGGAGAAACATTAGACAGATTTAATCATGCCCACATATAGCGGAAGTAGATACGGATCGTATCAAGTAACAATACCAGAATATTCAACTTCGGTAAGAGTTTCTATCGGAGCTGCATCTGGTGGCGGATCCTATTCTCCAGATGGATGGAATTGGAGTAATGGTGGATTTGGTAGATCTGGTGACTTTAGGTTAGCAACCAGATCATATCCATATACTCTTACATTTTATCTTGGTCAGAGGGGTGGCAACGGTAGTGGAAATTCACTCTCCAGTAGAGGAGCTGGAGGCAGCTCTTCGATTGCTTCTGGTGGTAATGGGCACCGATCAGGTGGAGGTGGTGGAGGTGCTTCTGGAATTTATGATGGTGGTATTAATAGATATACTGTTATTGTTGGTGGCGGAGGAGGCGCAGGTAGATTTGGTCAAGATACTGGATATAGTGGTTATTACACTGCTGGTCGTGGTATTGGAGGTGGTACTACAACAGGATCGTTTTCTGGAAGAAATGGTCAAAATGCTGCCGCTGGACATAGAGGCGGTGGTGGAGGAGGATCAAACGTTGGCGGTGCTGGTGGATTAGGTGGTGCTCAAACCTACAATGGATTTGGTGGTATTGGTGGTAACTCTGCTTGGTATAGTAATAGTACATATTATGACTGGACTTTCAATAGTGGTTATGGTAACTATGGAGATGGATTTTATGTAGTATCATTTGATTATGCTCCTCCCACTATTCAATACTTTACGATTGACCCAGATCAATTTGTACAGGGAAGTAGTGCTCGATTAAGATATAGTGTCACTGGATTTGTTCAGACAGTTAATTTAACACCGATTGGAAACAATAGACCTACAAGTGCTGATTTTAATATCTCTCCTGTAAATGATACAAATTACACTTTATCTGCTACTGGAGCTGGTGGTAATGTATCTCTCACTATACCAGTTGATGTCTTAATCCCTCCTCAAGTAACTTTGCGTTCAAGTGCTCCAGAAAATACAATTTTATTGGGAGAATCTGTAAATATAGATTGGACTATTACTGGAGATGCTTCTACAGCAAATCTACAGCCAGGAATTGGTGGTGTGAATATTGGTGGCGGACCAGTTACAGTTACTCCATCAGTAACAACAGAATATACTTTAGTCGCTTCGCATCCTATTGCAGGAACAGGTTCAGATACAATAACTATTAATGTATTAAACCCACCCACGACATCTTTGACTGGTCCATTAAATGTTAGTTATGGACAGAATATAACTTTAGACTGCTCTGCTACAAATGCAACACAGTCACTTCAATTATTGGCAAAATACTATTATACCGATGGAACTGTCAGTGATTATGAACTTGTGGAAGAACTTGCTATAGCGGACGTTGTAGAAGCAGATGTCTTACATGTAATTCAATACACTAATTTCGGACCATCGAGTATAGAATACAAGTTATCAGCAGTCGGTGAAGGTGGTCAAACATCAGAAGATAATCACTCTGTTTCTATTGACATCGATCAAAATCCTGATGTAATTGTCGTACCAGAGTCTGTTGATAAGATTAGAGGCGAGAATCCTGTTATTAGCCCAGAAGAAGAATCTTACTTGACAATAGTTGTAGATGATATTGACATCCCAGTCAAAATCAAAGCAGACTATCCCATTCAGGTGGAGATAGATAATGATGGGATTTATAGAGACGTGGAGCAAATCTAATGAATGTTAAAGCAATTATCTTTATAGATAATGATAGGATTTATAGAGACGTGGAGTATGTCTGATGGGATATAGATACGGGCACTATTATAGAAGAAGTAATGGTACTTGTGTATCGTTGTACATGTATTTTCCTGACGGATTATCATCTTTGAAAGATGGTATTACAAATGCATATAAATCTCTTTTTGGTAGATATGCAGAACCGAGCGGGATGAATTATCATATAAACAAATGGAACAGTGGTGGTTGGTATAGTTACACATCAATGGTAGCCGATACCAGTATGAGAGAGTATAATGCTTACTATGGATTAGCCTCTGGATTTTGCCCCCCGCCCGTTATTAATGGATGTACAGACCCAACGGCATCTAATTATAATCCTTCAGCAACTCCAGGAAATCCGTCAGCATCTGCATGTACATATGCACTTCCGAGTATTTACATTAGTGTCAGTCCAACTACAATAGTTCGCCCTGATACTACGTCTTTTACAGTTACGTGGAATATCTATTCTGAAAGCAGTGTTTATGGTCGATATGTACAACAAGATGGAAGTAACATTGTAACGTTGTACTCTAATAGTGGATCTACAACTGTGTCTCCAAGTGGAAATGGACCAAAACAGATTAGGGTACAAGCTTGTAATCGTGGTGGGTGTAGCTATAGTGCTGCTACTACTGTAAATGTTTATGATAAACCTAATATTGTATTATCTTTGAGTGATAATCCCATTATTCAGGGGCAAAGTGCTTTGTTAAGTTGGATTGTTACTGGAGATGCCAGCACTTTAAATATTCAACCTGGAATTGGAAATACTAACATTGGTACATATTTAACAGTCGATCCAACAGAAACTACAACGTATACCGCAACTGTGTCTCATCCTGTGGCGGGATCTCATAGCGATGAAATCGAATTAGTTGTATATCCAATTCCTTCTTTAGAAATGACAGGACCATTAACCATGTATTATGGTGATAGTGTTACCATAAATTATGAAGCAACGAACATCCCAACTTCATTTGAAATAACACCGCATTATTATTCTCTTGATGGTGATGAGACAACGGGAGATGTGATAGTATTGAATACAGGTGATGAGGTATCTGGGGAATTTACGGACACTCCGCCATGGGGCGATAGAGGTCCGTCACAAGTAGTTTATATTGGTAATGTTGTTGGATATGGTGGACAGACTAGGACTCAAAACTTAACCATTCCCGTTAGTATAGATCAAAAACCTGACTATATTGAAATTCCAGAATCTGATGACAAAATTAGAAATGAACAATTAGTTATTACTCCTGATGCTGAAGTAACTACACTTGAATTGGTAGTTGATGATGTTGATATACCAGTAGAGATTAAATCCGATTATCCAGTTCAAGTAGAGATAGGTAGAAATGGTGTCTGGAATAATGTGAGGCAAATTTAATGGCAGATTTTTCACTTAACTACAATCCTGGAACTTACAGTTTAACTTTACCGCTACTGGCAATTAATATACGGATTTCAGTTGCTGGTGCTCAAGGTGGCAACGGCGGAAATGATAGTGCTGCTGGGGGCACACGAGGACCAGGAAGAAAGGGCGAATTTAGTTTGCCTAACAATATTGAAAGAACTTTAACTCTTTATGTTGCCAGTCAAGGAGGCAATGGTTGGGGCTGTGTATCAAACAGTGGAAATGGTGGCGGTGGCGCAGGGGGCGTTGCATCTGGAGGTGGAGGCGGTAGAACTGGTCCGCAGGGGTGCTCTGGCGGCGGTGGAGGCGGCGGTGGTGCTACTGGAATCTACGATAACTACTCTGGAACATATATTATTGTCGCAGGTGGTGGTGGCGGTGCTGGCGGTGGATCTCACCCCGATTCTTGGTTGAGAGGCGGCAACGGAGGTGCGGCAGGCGGTTGGTCTACTTCTGTTAGAACCATTTCTAATGGTGGAACTGGTAGATCTCAAGGATATGATGGTGGCGGTGGTGGAGGCGGCGGAGGCGGCGCTTCTGGTGGCGGTGGTGGTCGCGAAGGTGCTGATGATCGTGCTGGTAGGTATCCATCAGGTGGAGGCGGTGGTGGTGGTAGCTACTATCGTAATGCTTACACTACATATACTGGTGGAAATGGTACTCACTATGGTAATGGTTATGTGAATATTCAATATGATCTTGCCAGCCCAGAGTTTACCTCATTCACAGTATCCGATCCTGACATTATCAGGGGAGAAACAGTAACATTTTCTTGGGCAACTACATTCACTCAATTCATCACATTAATTAGGTTGAGAAATCCTGATGGAACAGAGTATACAGTTACAGGAACAACAAGTATCACACTTCAACCCCAAGTATCAGGAAATTGGACAATAACATTATATTACAACGGCGGAAGTCATTTTCTTTCACTCGGACATATTGTTTATATTCCACCAACGATTAATCTATCATTAGATGAAAACCCTATTCCGATTGGAGCATCTACTGTATTAAGATGGACTGTAGATGGTGATGCAAGTACAATGAATATTGAACCTGGAATTGGTAGTACAAACATCAATTCATTCTCGCCAGTCAGCCCATCAGTTACAACTCGATATACTGCATATGCTAATGGTCCTGGTGGCAGTGATGCTGCAGAAATTGAATTAGTTGTTTGGCAAAGACCAGTAGTAGAAATATCTGGTCCACCAAATGTTTACTATGGAAACAATGTGAATATAATTCATTCACAGACAGGATCAACTGTTATGTATAATTTAACTATTGATATGACAGATTTGGATGGTGCTGTGACTATGGATTCGATTGATCTTGGATCTGCTGATGTCACGCAAGAAACTACATATACACACGTTGTTCCTTGGCATAGTAGAGGACCAGCTTACATTCAATATGTGTTAACTGGTGAAGGTGATGGTGAATTATTTGACCTTGAAAGTATTAATGTGCCTGTAGTTATTGACCAGTTACCAGATGCTGTTGAAATTCCAGAAACTGACGATAAGATTAGGGATGAAGTACCTGTTATTACCCCAGACGTGGAAGTTACATCACAACAAATTGTTATTGATGATATTGATATTCCAGTAGAAATTAAGGCAGATTATCCGATTCAAGTCGAAATTGACAATGATGCAGTATGGAAAGACGTGCGTCAATTATAGTCCCCTAAATAAAGTGGGAACTACCAGAAATGGCAAGCAGTAACTATAGTCCATGACATATTCTTATTCTACAACACCAGTATATGTAAGCGAAGGACAAACAGTTCGCTTTAAATTTAAAGCTCCTGATCAGTGGAACACTACTCAAAGTGTTACTATTAGAATTGGTGAGCAGACTACGATCTGGTATATTACAACCATACCAGAAGACTTTGCTCCTGATCCATATCCATTCCAAAGATTGGAGGATGCGGATACTGATGTAATGTATGTCTATGGTGATGGATCTCGCCCTGGCGAATCGGTTGTTACTGTATCTGGACTAACACCATCAACAGAAGCTACTGTTGGGGTTTTTGGGTCTCTACCTGCAGATGTAAATAATTTTTCGATCAGAATTAAGAGAGTCTCTATTGGAGAGACTGTATTTGGTAGTTGGGTTGTTCCAATTCCCAATACTGTTGTAGTAGAAAATACCGACGAGATTCAGGTTAGATTAAAATCTAATGAGAGTCAGGGATTAGAAACTTATGTTGATCTTGTTATTGGAACGAGATCTGAAAGATGGGTAATTGAAACTGCGGTAGCACCGCCTAACATACCAGTACCATTCCCAGATTTTACTGATATCACCAATGCTCCATTGAATGCGGATGTCTATAGTAATATCTTACAAGTTCAGGGATTGAATGATACTGCGCTTGTATCTTCTTTGAACTCTAATTTATATTTTGGTATCTCTGATACTAATACCACATTTACTGACTCTAATGGATATGCAATTTTGCAGGGAGTCACGTTTGAAACTACAACTGATAGTCCAACGATTACTAATGGACAATATCTTCAGTTAAAACTTACAACTCCGAATGGAGCAAGCTTACTTACATCTAGTCAGTTGAGCATTGGTGATCAAACTAATGGATCAAGTTGGAACGTAACAACAGGAAACTTCCCTTCTACCACACCAGATACATTTGTATTTACTGATTTGATAGATGCGGATGAAGATGCATTACTTGGATCAGATCCTGCTCCTGTTGGTGGTATTACTGGACTTGGCATAGATACCGAAGTAGATGTTACTCTTGTTTCTACAACAGGAACAGAACCAAGAATTAAAGTTCAATACGCTGAAGGTGGCGAAAGTTCTATTGGTATTTTCCCAACTAAAGTAAATAACGGCGATAAGATTGTTCTTTACAACAGATCTTCAGCAACTTTTAGTGCATCTGTTTCTACAACTATTAAAGTTGGAAGCAGAGAAATTCTTCCATGGAATATCACTACTAATTCTGGTCCAGATACTGAAGCTGTATTTACTATTCCTTCTAACTTAACCAATCAGGCTCCAAATACCGAAGTGGTTAGTGCTATTATTAGTATCACTGATATCAATAGACCAATCACAATTTCCACAACCAATGGTGCTTTAATTTCTGTTGATTTTGCCGATCCAGTAGCGGGTCCTATTACCTTTGATCCTGATGTAGATGAAACTATTCGTATTTTCCTCACTACAGATCCTAATTTATCTGGTATTGCGACCACAACAGTTACTATTGGAACAGGAACTCCAAATCAATTCATCTGGCAGGTAAGTAACTATGCTGTTGCTCCACCACCACCAGATCTCAAAGGTGCATGGTATAGTAAGAAGGGAGCATATGTTGATAGTAATGGGGATGTTATTGAATCCAAAGAAGATGGTCATGCTATCGGAACTATCCTGACAGTATTGAAGAGACCCGATGGAACATACGGTACGTTAGATGGAGAACTTACATCAAGATTCCCTGGTTATCTTGAGTGTAATGGACAATCTCTTGCAGTAGCAGAGTATCCATTCTTATTCGATGTTATTGAGTATACTTATGGAGGGTCTGGTGCTAACTTTAATCTTCCAGATTATAGAAATAGAAAACTGGTAGGAACAGGTGTTGTTGATGGAAACGATGCTGGTTCTTCGTTTGTTCTTCCTGAAGGTGGTGCGAGTATTAACAACCCAGGTGGAATTGGCGGATGGTGGTACGTTGATGATGTAGACGTTGCTGGTCCAGATCCATATGAAATAGTTTTATCTGATGCCACTAATGATTTAACAGGACAAACTAGCAATTTCTTCAACATTGGCACTGTTAAAACAGTATTCAATGCAGACATCACAGCTGATGTAGATTTTACTATTCCAGATGGTGGGTATGTTAATGCAACTGTTGGTCCTCTGTTAGATACTTCTGTACAAGTTCCTGCACATAGTCATTTGTTTGTTGCTGGTGTAACAGATGGCAATACTGGGGATCCCCTAATTCAGTGGGGAATTAGAGGATCATCTACTCTTGGTAATCATAATACAGCAGACGGTATTGGTTTTGGTGGAAATGCTCTTAATATGAACACCAATGCATATTTGGATGGTACTATTGCTGCAGATCCAACTCCTGTTGTTACTGCATATTTGGCAAGATTGGCTAGTTTTTCGCCTGAATTTGAGCAGGAGTGGAATGATATTGATAACCAAGATGATCTTGAAACATTAGTTACTGGTTTGATTCAAACAGTTGCTGCTGGAACCAATAGTCCAACAGCAAGATCTGAAGCATCGTTGGAACTTTCTGCTGATACATGGTGGCCATCTCCATTTAGTCAAGGACCCGAACTTGATGAATTGCAATTTGTATCAGGTTTAATTAGTGAAAACTATGATCTTGCAGCTGATGGCGGAACTGCTGGAACTGGTTCGAGAAATGTATCTGCTGTTATTGACACCAGACAAAAATTTGTTAGAATTGACTCTTATACTCCTCCTGCTCTTGGGGATGAAGGAACAATCGTATCAAATCATAGTCATTTGCTCACACTTCAACCTGTTACTGATATAACAACTGACTACTCTTATGGTAACTCAAGTGGTTCTGGTAATGCGAAAGAAGGATTGGGAGCGGCACAGAATCAGATCAACGTCACATTCAATCAAAGTGAAGTTGGAATGGAATTAAACCCTGGTGTATTCACACTAAATACTTCTATCAAGAAACCAATTCCTGATGTAGTATTTTCTCCGAATCGAACTGTACCATTAGTACCCGAGTTTCATAAAGTAAAGTATCTCATTAAAGCATTCTAAATCATATGGCAAAACAAAATAATGGTGGCATTGCTCCTTACAGACCACTCGAGCTAATGCTCAATGAAGAGTTGACAAAGTTTGACGTTCAAGATTTTATTGCTGTTTGGGATGGATTTGTTCCAAAAGCATTTTGTGATCAGTTAATTGAATATGGTGATAGAGTTTTAGATGATAAAACTGCACACTCCATCAATGCTGATGCTGGAGATGGCATGAACATCATGAAAGGAGATCAAATGTATGGTGGAAAACATAATCGCCTGGATAAATCTTTCATGTTAAACTATCACAGTGAAAGATGGGGAGTTCAAGTAAATCAATTCTTGAAGTCTTGTGCTATGCATTATGTCAATTACTTTTCCCAGTTGAGAAATGTTACTCTAATTTCATCTGACATTAAATTCCAACGTACACCTCCTGGCGGTGGATATCACCTCTGGCATTATGAAAATGCTGCAAGTTCTTTTGCTCAAAGAGAACTTGTGTGGATGATTTATCTAAATGATGTGGAAGATGGTGGCGAAACTGAATTTCAGTTCCAAAAACGCAGAATTAAACCTAAAGCAGGTACAGTTGTCTTTTTCCCTGCAGGAATGACACACGTTCATAGAGGAAATATGGTTTTAGGCGAATCAAATAAATACATAGTAACTGGATGGTATGTTAAATCGGGGTCCTAATGACAATAATCTACAATAAGAAAACTGTTCTCGAACTGGACGTATTAAATTCTATAATTGTTAACCCAACGGCTTCAGTTACACTAGACAATGGTGCAACGACGTTTCCGACGTTTAACATCGCGTCCGAGTTTATGGGAAGATTTCTTGAAAGCTTGGATTCATTCTGGCATACAGAAAATGACCAGTTACAAGCTTTATCTTTCTATGCGGATGGAACATTATATTGTCAGAGAAGAAAGTTAAAGTATGATTTTGCTTCTGGTCAAAAAGTATATTCTACATATGTCTATACTGGATATACAAACGATCAAATTGCAGAATTAAAGCAAAAAGTTGAGTCATTCTTTGGAGCAGTTCATGTTATCAAAGAACTGAAGATCAACAAATATGTTGAAAAAATTGATAAAGAGTATCTATTCTTCGAAAAGACATATCTAAAAAGAAGAAGAGAGAAAAACGATATTCTCATCGCCACAGATTGGCGTGTTCTTCCAGATGTTGCAGATACTTATGAGGGAGAAAAGGATTTGTGGATTGAATATAGAAGAACCATTAGAGGATTACTTCTAAAATCTCCTACTGAATTTGAATCTGGATTGGCATTTTTCAAATATATTTCTACGATGAAATGGCCTGTTGATCCTAAAAATTATAGAGAGATGTATCCTGATGGTTTGAGTAAAGAGGGAACCCCAGTTGCATATCTCTCGACAGATGATCAATGGGTAGAAAGAGAAACAGATTCTTCGAGAGATTTGATTGAATCAAGACTCCAGAATATCATTAGTTTGCGTCAGAACTACTTAACATCAGAAAGAAAAACTACTAAACTTGTCAAAGATATCATGAAAGAATTGAGACTTGAAGACTTCGTAGAAGGTGGTGTGGATTATACCAAGATTTACACAGAAGAAGATATTAATGAATTGACCGAATAATATGCTCTATATTTTAGATAATGTTCTGAACAGTGATGATATTGAGTACCTACTAAAAGATTGGACAGTAGATAATTTCACTGATAATTCTTCTAACCACAAAGATCCTATTAGGAAGAAAAGTTCTGCTTTTAACTACAATCATCCTGCTCATACTGATAAATGCCACTACTTCTGGCAAAAACTGCAGCCAAGAATGAATGCATATCTTGTGCATAAATTGAGTCAACCTTATTTTGTGTGGTATAGAGAGACTGACTATTATCAGTGGCATTTAGATTCTTTTCCTTGTGCTGGTGTTCCATCTCACTATAGTTTTACTTGCTTCTTGAATGATCCCGATGAATATGAGGGTGGAGAACTAGTGTTGCAATTCGGACCCAAAGAGGTATCAATTAAAGAACCTAAAGGCACTTGCGTTCTATATTACACTGGACTTCGGCATAAGGTTAATGAAGTTAAATCTGGAGATCGAAAAGTTGTTATTGGGTGGGGAGAAAGTTTTGTTGCCAACAGTAAAGTAAGAGAGACACTTACTGAATTGCAGCTGTTTCTAAATGATATGGAAGGTTCTATTGCTGTAGAAGAATATGAAAGATTAGACACCATACGATTGAATTTGATGAGAGAATATGCTAACTTATAATTACAGTGATATTGTTCAGTACAATGATTTCTTTGATGAAGAAGACTATGATGTAATCAAAGAAAAGACGGGATTTGGATCTCACTGGCAATATGGACACACATCATTGGGAAATAAAGATCCACATTTTGCGAAATCGGTTCCCTTTTGGCAGATAAACTTTCAAGAAGATACATTCTTTACTGAACATCTTCTAAATAAGATACAGCAGAAACTTGATACATCATTTAGTTTAGAGCGTGTGTATGCTAATGGGCATACATATGGTTGTGATGGATCTATTCATGTTGATGCTCATGACCCTCTTGGTCATACTTTATTATTGTATGTAAATCCACACTGGGAATATTCTTGGGGAGGAGCTACAAACTTTCATATCAATGAAGGAGAAATGTTTAGCGTCTTTCCTACTGGAAATAAAGTAGTTTATTTCCCTGGTCAGATTCCTCACTGTGCTTCTGGAACCACGAGACACTTCAAATTTTTGAGAGTTACTATTGCCTGGAAATTAAGGAAACATGAATAACACAGAGTATCAAATTTATAATTTAGAAACCTTTATTGGTAGGTATGCCATGCTATCTGGCAAACCTCTAATCTTTTTCCGCGTCTATGGATGGAATAACAGCATGGATATTGATGCTATCAATGCATCAATGACTTTGTATAATGAGATTCTTCCATTAGATTTCACGACGTTATTCCGTGACAGTGAGTATTTGGTCGTTGAGATGGACAAACTTGTTGAGGCGGAACAGTTTTTGTTGGATTCTTTCCCACTTCGTCAGACTGATGTTCCCAAAGAGCAATACATTTTCTATGCATTATATAATGAACAAGGTCAAGTTATTCTTTCAAACGAATGATATTCTCCGACAATTATACCGTACACCATAGATATAGTTTGATCAGCGGAGAACGCTTGGCTGATTATTCTGTAATGCCATGGTTATATACTTCTCTGGTTGATTTTCAATACAAACCGAACTTGCCATTAGCAATTAAAAATGTTCTCAATAGAGTATTTGAGTATAGTTTTACATATGCTACTGCAAGACCAGTATTTGATGAAGAGAAATTTTTTGGTGTCTATTCAACTAATGATGCCATCGAATCTTTCAAGAGTGTGGTGAAGTATCCATGGGCAACTTTTAAGGATGACCTACAAAGATTTAAGATTGAAACTGCTACGTTAGACTCTCATTTATATGATAAAGTTTCTGAAGTTCTTTTGCCAGAGTTATTAGATGTTAGCGCATTTGCAGGTGTAGAGCAAGATGCCGATGGAAACATCACTGGTCTTTCCGTACAGTCAAGAGAGTATAATTTGAGTTCATATAATAATCCTGCTCTTGAAAATGCTGCAGAATACTCTAAAATTGCACCAAACTATGCAGAGGGCATATTAACTATCAGAAATAATGATGAAGTGTCGCTATACTCTGGATTTGTGTATCCAAGATATATTAGTGAGTCAAGCAAAGAACTCTTTAGAAAGAACCCAGAGGATTCGTTTAGTATAAAGTATAAGAAGAAGATAACAGCTACTCAAATGAGTCAGTCTCATATCTTGGGTTACAGAGCTAATGATATATTGACTGATGATCATATTGCAGTGCTTGATTCGATCCCATATATTCAAGACATGGGAAATCAAAACAGACTACAAATTGAACATGTCTTTAAAGGATCTGAACTGGTAGATATTATTGTGCATATTGCAATGTATCATCAGTTTGAAGATATGACGAAAACATATATGAAGAGACAATGGTTCGACGAGAATGGAAATGAAATAACATATGCAAGTGGTGGACACACCATAGGACATTTCTAAAACTGTCACAGGGGGCTTGACGCCCTCTTTTTTATGGGTTACAGTATGACTGTTCAACTCAAAGCACTAATGACCGCTACTGTTGCCCCCGAATTTGTTGATTATATCTGTGAGTATTTTGATGAGAAACTCATGGATCCTGATAACTGGTCTTTTCCTGTTACCGATAAAGGAATTTCTGGTGTAGAGATTGTAAAAAAAGAATACGGTCTGTGGAAAGATGTAGTCAAGCAAAACAATATTGGTAGGTTTCTTGGTACTAATCAAGAAAAAGTTACGATGATTGTTGATGACATGGAGCAGAATGGTATCGATCCAAACTGTCCACCTGTTTACATTGATATTGAAACTGGTGACATTTTGACAGGTGGGCACCGTCATGACTCTTGTGCTCGACTGAAGATTCCTGGTTACATGTTTGTATATGTCAAATGTGTGGATGAATGGGCACGGAAACGCTTTGCTAAAGCACTCAATAACGAACGTGTGTTTCATGCTACGCTCAACAATCGAGACGAGGTGATCGAGCACATCAAATTTGGTATTAGTAAAGGACAACTTAAGTGTGAGCAAGATATTGTTGACGAAGTTCATATGATTGCTAACAACTCTCTTGGCAAAACTGCTATGGGTACTATTGTCAAGGAAATGGTGAGTTTTATTGTCAGTAATGGTAACTCACAATTTAAGACCGAACGTTATTGTTCTCATAATGACAATACGTATCAAGACTTTGTTGCTCGTTCTACTGACACTTATAAGAATGATGTACTTCAGAAGCATGATTACAACCATTACATTAACATGACTAACTGGGGATCACGTACTAATCCTCTGATCTCTCATGCTGCTAGGGTTCCTACTACTAGTTGGCTCAACATTCAAGCATCTGTAGGTACTCCTACCCGAGTAGAATCTTTAGAAGTAAAACGTTCAAAAGTTCACACTGTCGTGCTTCCCCAATTAGCTGAAGATCTTGACAAACTTGCCATCTACAAGGTTGTCAATGGATGTTATCCTTGGGAGCATAAGAATTGTCAACATGCTTATCTTGCTCAAGATTTTCATCAGGAAGATGTTATATCTGGACAATTTATTCGTAAATGACACTTGAATAACTGTCACAGCGCCCTTGACGGGGCGCTTTTTTCATGCCATACTGTATTCACATCCGACACACAGTATGCAACTCCGCCCCCACCAGCAACGTGCTCTCGCTGCCATGCAGAGTAACAAGTTCGGTCAGATCATTGTACCCACTGGCGGTGGCAAGACCATGATCATGATCAAAGATCTCGCGGAACGCTTTGCTAATGCAGAGCGTCCTATGACTGTTGCTGTTGTAGCCCCTCGTATTCTTCTCGCTACTCAACTGTGT